TGCCCTGCAACTTCATCTCCGGGGTCAGTCAACACTAAATTACCTGTTAATGTCCAAATAAAGTTTGTGTACTGTGAGAAATCAGGAGCAGTACTTCCACTAACACTTGTATCAGTATTTGTGTTAGGTACGTTACCTGCACCAAATGTAATAGCAGTTCCTGTTCCTGCATCCGATGCAATACTGTCTAATGCAATACTTCCTACGTTAGTTATATTTGCATCATTAAAACTTGTAGCACCAAATGTATTACTGGCTGCAGTAGAAGTTATACCGTTGGCCGCAGTAATGCCACCCCCATCTGCAACTGTTATAGCATCGTCACCATCTGTAAAAGCTATTTTAGTTGTTTGTACTTCCCCCGGAACATTGATACCTGCCGCCGCATCTAGTATCTTCATATTAGTTGCGTCACCATTGTCTGTGAAAACTAAATCTTTAGCATTGGTTGCTAATTTAATTGTTACATCACCAGAGTTTCCTTCTGTAAATCGTAACATTTCACTTCCTGCATCTTTAAATATCCATATACCAGTATGAGCATCAAGATTTAAATTACCTCCAGAATCAATAGTTATAGGATTGGCGGCAATTGTAACACCCGTTGTTCCATCGTGGGTTAAGGTTGCATCTGCTCCTGCTCCCAAGCTAATTAAAGAACTATCGGTATTTAATACTAAATCATCACCAATAGTTGCATCTCCAGAAACTGTAAGATTACCTTCGTGGGTAAGTCTCATTTTTTCTGTTGCTGCTTCAGAACTACCAAGTTTAAAAACTAAATCTGTTTGATTGTTATCTGACGCAAAAGTTGCATCTGCTTCTGCTACAATAGAAGCTGCGGTTGTTATTGCATCTGTGCCACCTGCTTCGTCTGGTGCAGAAAACTCAATAGCACCTACTACATCTCCGTCAGCTACTGTAGTATCACTAGTTTGTAACTTTAAGATAGCCCCATCACCTGTCTTGATAAGTACATCATCTCCAAAACTTTTATTTGTTAAAGTTGCTGTAGATACTGCCGATAAGAGTGTAGAGTCTGCTCCTGCAGGTAACGTTAATACGTTTGTTACGCCTTCAGAGTGTGCTTGAGATTTAACTATTTGTCCGTGTGAGTTACTTTCACAGTTAAACTGTATTGACCCCGGATTAGTATTTCCTCTTACAGTTACGTGTCCTGTGCCTTTTGCTTCTATGTCAAAGTCTATGTTGGAATCGCCACCCGTTGCTGATATTTTAGGCGGATTACCAGTTGCTGCATTTGTTACGTCAAACTGGTTAACTGCAGAACTTGTTGTTTGAAATATTATTTGTTCGTTACCATTTTCATCACCAATAAAATGTGCATCATCAATAAGGATATTAGCAGAGTTAGTGTCTAAATCCCCTCCAAGTTGAGGAGACGTATCTTCAACAATATTAGACATTGTTCCTGCCGCCAAGCCAGTAACCAATGCACTTCTTGTAATCTTTTTAAGTCCACCCCCCGAAGTGTCTACTGCTAATAAAACATCATCAGATGCTACACTTGTTATTGCTGATAAATCACCAACAGCTACGGAGTTAAAATTTGTTCCATCTGCTACAAGTATATTACCAGAAGTGTTTGTTGCCATAGTAATGTCGTCACCCGAAACTGTAAGATCTCCTGTAACAACAACATCACCACTAAATGTTGCTTTACCTGCAAGAGCCATGTCAATGTCAAGGGCAGTAATTGCACTAGAACCATCTGTTCCTTTAATTGCAAAGTTTTTATCTGCTACACTTACAGTAAGTTCAACATCACTTGAGTTGTTTGCAATGTCAAGTATAGATGTGCCATCGTCTTTAAATGTTATATTAGCACCACCTGCATCAAGAATAATGTCTCCAGATGAATCTAAAGTAATATCTGTGCCGTCATTTGTAATTGTATCAAGGGCAAGAGAACCAACGTTAGTAATATTAGCATCACCGAAGTCTAAAGCACCTGCAACAGTAAGAGTACCCGATACATCTACGTTACCATTTATATCTATTGTTGTGGCCGCAATCTGTATTTCTGTATCTGCAACAAGATCTAACTGTCCATCTGTGCTAGAATTAATGTATATTGCTGTGTCTCTAAATTGTATCTTTTCTGTAGATGCAACAAGTATGTCATCACTAAATTCAAAGTAATCTTCGTCTTCCATCCACTTTAAAACACCATCATTTGATTCCCCGTCAAATGTAATAGTTATGTCTGTTCCAGATGTTGCAGCCCCAAATGTAAGTGTGTTACTTAACAGTTTGTTTATAGGACCTCCTTCGTTGGCTGTGCCATCGTGGGTGTGTCCTGTGCTTGCTTGGAAAGCTGCTAATAATTGATCAAACTCGTCATTGGTATGTGCGGCCGTGATTGTATCGCCATCCTCATACGTAGACTGTCTTGTGTATGTTGCCCCCATTTACCTTCTTGCTCCTAACTGATACTCTAATTGAAAACCTTTTAACGAGTAAGGTGCTGTACTATTTGCCCCGTCTTCTACTCGTAGTGCTACCGCAAATCCTGATCCTTCTACTGCTTTTCTAACAATAGGTTGTGTAGGACCTCCATAAGAGGTTGTGTTGTAAACACCTGATCCGTATATTCCTGCAACATTTAAACTGTCTAATGCGTAGGCTGCAGGTCGTGTTGAATTTTGTGCTTCGTAATCATATCTTACAAATAGGTCTGCATCGATAGTTGACTCAGGTGCGTAGTTAATGTTGACTCTTTGCATATGTTTACGTATTCCGGGATCGTTAAATGTAAGGTCTGGACTTCTGTATTTTGCTCGTATAAGTTCCCCGTCAAAAGTGTCGCCCTGATCTTGTCTGTATATAATTCCATCAAAACTACCGTGCAAAGGTATTACATCACCTTCTTGTATAACTGTATCTGCACACGCAGGTCTAAGCCCTCTTAACTTTGCAAACTCAAATGCCTGACCTTTCATAACACAAATAATTCCAACTGTGCTTTTTTCACCCCCACCTTCTTTTGAAAAGAAAATACGGTATTGTGTTTTATCAGGTATTACAAGAGATGTGAACGATCCTGAATCAGATATGTTTTCTCTAAATAAACTTTGTACGTTAGAACTTATAGTTCCCAATTCCACGTCACCGATACGGGCAGTTCCCGCAATTGTACGCAACCCGTCAGGACCAAGAAAAATAAGATCACCTGCAAATTCCTGAATAGTGTCACCATTTATACATCCTATGTTTCTTGTTACAGGCACGATAGCAAAATCACTTAATGAGCTACCCCCCAGTTTAAATATTCTATTTTCACAAAATATAAATAAATTATCACGGAAAACTTTAAGTCCAACAATATTGTCATCAACCTTAATACTTCCTGCCCCCGATCCTGAACTAAACGCATCTTCATCAAACGGTTGGCTAAACACTAACTCTTGTGGTGTACTTGCCATACCAGAGTAAAACATGTGGCTTTTAAATGCTGTAACGTGTTTTGCACCTTCAACGCTACTTGTTGTTACATCTGTAGCAGATAAAGACGTGTTAAATACTGTAGGGTCGTTGTTACCATCAACAACTATTATTTTATCGTTACCATCAAAATTAAACTTTTCAAAAGAATATTTAGTAGCACTAGTTCGACTACTATCTCTGCTAGTCCACGTTTCAGATACAACTGCTGTTGCAGAGTGGTCTGCAGCCGTTGTGCTGTTGGCCGCCCGTGTTACCCCTGTAAAACTGGTTGCAGATTTACCCGTGTACGTAAACTGTTCAGAATCTATAAACAACGTACCACTTGATGAAAATGAAGTGGTAGACTTAACAGTTATTGTACCTGCCCCCGTCATACCCGTGCCTGAAACTATCTTTGTAGTTAAAAGTGTAGATGCCGAACTAAATATGTTTGTTCCTCGTGCTGCAAGAACGTAGTTGTTAAATACGGTTGTCATCAATATTGGTTCTGTGCTACTAGCAGTTTCTGGAACAGTCTGTCCTACGAACTTTTGAAAACCGTTTATTCTTCTGTAACCACCTTCAATGTCAGGTTCAAAGTTTTCTAACTCGAGTGCTTGTCCGGGCTTCATTATAAAAGTTGATTGGTCAAGAACTAACCCACCTTCACAAACAAAGGGAAAAGCTGCGGTGTTACTTAAATCTGGCATTAAACGGCTCTTGCGTAATCTTTTCTATTTATTAATTCTACTCTCATACGTTTTATAGCTTTATCAAACTGCATTTGAGCTAATTGTGCGTTTTGAACATCACCACGCAAAGTATATGCGTAGTATTTTGCACGTTCTATAATTACACTTTCAAATCGTGTAGGTATTACAGAAGTATCAGTTGACCCCGATAAATCCGTGTTAATAATATAATAATCAAATTGTAGTGATCTGTTACTATCATCGGGGATAGGTGTTAATCCTATTTCATCGTTGTAATTTGTATACACAAACTCAGGAACACCAAATTTATCTTTATCTGGTTGTGAATCTCTTTCTCTGTATCTTTCACTATATTCTTCGTAAGATAAATACTTTAAACGTTTTGGTGATAAGTTTTCTTGAAGTTGTACTAATTTAACATACCCCGATGAACCTGAAGCTTCAGTAAAACTTACGTAGTGTGTTGTTGCAGTAGCAGTAAAACTTATTTCACTTAACAACACTTCATTTGCACTACTTATTGTTAAAGTGCTTGATTTAGTTTGTGACCCCCCTGAACTTGTTCCAATTTCAAGTGTTAAAGTTGCACCGCTTGTTTGCACTAAGACTGTGTAAGACCTGCCCACAATTAAATTGTTAACTGCCTGACTTGCTTCTGCACTTGAAAGCAACAATGTATTTCCAAAGTTAGAACTAGCAGAAGGGCTACCTGATACAGTTGACCAGTTCGTTATACTTGCAGCTCCACTTATTTCAAAATCACCATTACTTATATAATCTTTGGGTACAAGAAACACGTTGTCGTAATCAACATACTTTAAACTTGATGATACAGTTGTATAGCTGTAAAGTTGTTTGCCTGCAATAACGTCAGTTAAACCCTCTGCTCTTGTAAAGGGCCAGTTTAACTCTGCATTAATTACATCATTTATACCTCTGTTAACGTAGTCTTTTACTGCAGTTTGTATTCCCCTAGAAGAAGAAAAAGTGCTAGAGGTCAATTCAACTTCGTTGAGATCCCTAAGCACATTGTTTATTAATACTAAATAACTACTTGCCATATCGTTTACGTGGTTTCTTTTTTTCTAATTGTTTTGCTTTATCATCTTCAAGTTTTTTTTGTAATTGTGCGTGTTTTACTTTTTCCTGAAGTTTTTTATTTTTTACATATTCTGCATGTTTTTTTTGTATACGTGCAGGGCTGTTTAAAAATTTATTTATTTCTTTTATTGCACTTACAGTTAATAAGCGAAAAGGTTTTCCGTATATATTTAAAAATAACTTACGTTTTATTTTCTTTTTCTTCTTGTGTTTCTACTTTTTTTATGTTATTCTCTACAAGGTCATTAAGGAGTTTTAATTTTGTTGTAGCTGTAAATATATCTTGTAAGGCTTCGTCTACTCTACTTAATGATATATTGTTCATGTTAATAATACTTTTTGCGTTTTCTAGTTGTAATTTGTATTGAAATGTTAATGCTTGGGCGGCTAATGACTTCATGGGGAAAACTCCTGTTGTTTCTTTATTATACAGATAAACTACAAAAATTGCAAGAAAATTATATTTTACCTGCTAGTTTAGCTGCATAATAAACTATTCCCCCTACTCCTCCTACAAATATAATTCCTGCAACAATATACCCAATAATTTGTAACATTTCTTCTCTTTGTTTTTCTGCCATTTTTTTTGCGTATCTTCGTGATTTTCGTGCTTGTGCTTGAAATTGTTGCCAATCTTGCCACAATCCCGGTCTACCCGCATATATCATAATTTCTTTAAGTTGTTTTTCTTGTTCTTTTATTTTTTCAAGAGCCATAAACTCTTCTAAATCTGGCCCTCCTAAACCTTTAGCTTTTTTCTTACTGGCTTTTTTTTCTATTTGTTCTTTTGCAAAAACAAAATCAGAAATTTGTTTGCCACAACTAGAAAGTTCTTTTCCATTGGACACAAAACTTTTTATTACGCTGAAGGCGGCATTTGCTGCTGCAAGTTCTGCTAACATGTATTCCCCTTACTTGTTTACTGGTTTGCAATATGCTGTTATTCGTTTGTCACCATCCTTTGTTGGTATAGACGGTTGTTTGTTTAATCGTTCAGCAAAATAAAGACAACGGTCTAAATTTTCAAATCGTTGTGTCTTATTCGTTATCTGGTTGTCGATCATGAAGATCAGTAGAAACTCTATCATTGTGATGGCAGTCGCAGTCGCAATCGTCACAGTCACATTCGTAACATTCGCAAGTGTCGCACTTTTTCTTTTTATTCACTCCACTCCCCCGTTCTCATAACTTCTGATAAATGTGTTGCTCTTCCTTTTACTTGTTTTGCCCAACGAGAATCAAGCATCTCTTCACTTGCCCATTGAAAGTCAGCTTTGTCTATGGCTTCCCACATATTAACAAATTTCATCAATCTTGGCACGCCCATATTAAATCCCATATCAACAAGGCACATTTGTCTTATATCGTCAAGTTGTAAAACAATTGGTTTGTTTGCAATTAATTCTTTTTCTACAATCATAATATCGTTATTACAAAGATAGTAAGCTTCTTCTTCAGTCAGACCATTATTAACAACATCTTCAAGAGTTTTATTTAAGTGCATTAACTCTCCGTCAGTAATACTTCGGTCTTCAAGGTTTCTTCCGATACCTATAGTGGATATACCAAGTGAATCTTTAT